AGTACGGCACTCCAGGAACTCGACCAACTTATGCTATTCGCCGTTTTTCAAATCGCCTTAGCGAATCTGAAGAGTTTCTTACTGAGCGCATTTTTGCCCATCTAGGGGGCGGATTATGACTTTCCTTCTTTCAGAGGATGAGGCTCTTCGCAATCTCCTCAAGGGCATGAAGGTAACCGATCAGAAGTCCAACGCACAAGGTGCAAGCACCCGCGATGTGGGCGTATGGTTTGGACAACCTTCTCAAGAAATTAGAGACCAGACTTACCCATACATCACCATTGATATGGTGGACGTTTCTGAGGACTTCAGCCGTTCTATGCGTGGACTGGTTAAACCAGACTATCTTCCAGACCCAAGCAAGTTACCTGACAACACAACTGTTTATGATCCAGAGACCAACGACTGGTATATCCATGTACCTATTCCAGTCAACATTGACTATCAAGTAACAACGTATGCACGTGAGCCTCGCCATGACCGCGAGATCCTCTCACAACTTATGTACACCAGACTACCCCTGCGATTTGGTGTGCTACAACCTAACGACAACACAGTTCGTCGTCTTGATGTTCTGGATATCTCAAAGCGAGATATTACAGAAGCAGGTAAGCGTTTATTCGTAAACGCATTTACGGTGCGAATCTCCAGTGAGATCGCGCCAGAACTATACACGGCAGTCTATAAGGCACTCGAAGTCGATATGACAGGCTATAAAGATCAAGTCCGAGGTGGAACTGATCCTAACTTTACGCCTATTGATCCGATCACAATAACGAACTAATACGGAACCCACCCACAACAAGACAGGAGAAAGAATGACTTACGGTCGTCCAGGTGTCTACCTAACAGAGACACTACTTCCAGCACCTCTCGCACAGGGAGTTGCCACAAGTGCTGCTGGTGCAGTTGCTGCGCCATTTGCACAAGGTCCTGAGATTGTGACTCGCGTTCAATCTTGGACAGAATTTACATCAAAGTTTGGTGGCTACAACGCTGCATTCCCTGCAGTCTTTGGCGTCGCTCAATTCTTTAATAACGGTGGACGTGAACTCTACGTCAAGCGCATCCTTCACAGTGATGCCGCAGCCGCTACAGTCTCAGTAGAGACATCAGGCAATGCAGTAGTTGCTACCTTTACAGCAAAGAACCGTGGTGCAGATGGCAACAACCTCCGCATCAATGTCAAGGCTGGAACAGTTGCAAGCACCTACACAGTTGAGGTCTATAAAGAGGGTGTTGCAGGAACTGCGATGAACATCACCAACGATGTACTTCTAGAGCGCTACGAAAACCTCGTATTCTCAGATCCAACATCATCAAGTTATGCTGGAACTGTCATTAACAATACTGCAGGCTCTTCAGTCACAGTAAGCGCGTTGGCTTCAGGTACACCTGTTCTTACAGTCTATCCACTCACAGGTGGAGCAGATGGATCAGCAGTTGTTGCTGGAGACTTCACATCGTATGCAGCAACAAGTGCATCAGTGTGGAATGAGTTCTCATCCCTTAATCGTGCTCTCGTTATGTTTATCCCACAGATCAACGACATCCTTGTCTCTGGTCAAGTTGGCGTTATCAACGATGCAATCTCATGGGCGCAGTCAAACAATGGCTTCTTTGTTGCAGAAACTCCTGCTGGAAAGTCAGCAGATGAAGCAATCGTTTACGCACAGGGTTTGACAGCAAGCAGCAATGCCGCTGTCTACTATCCAAATACTTACATTGCTGATCCAATTGGTCGTGGTAGCGGAGCAATTCGTTTGATCGGTCCATCTGCAGCAGTTGCTGGCTTGTACTTGAACACCGATGCTACACGCAGCGTGGCCAAGGCTCCAGCAGGTATGAACTTCCCTCTTGCTGGTGTTATCTCCGTAGAAAAAGCATTTACCTCTACAGAACTTGATAACCTAAATCTAGGCTTGCCTACAGCAGGCACTGGTTCAGTTGCTCCAGTCAACGCCATCCGTCAACTTCCAGGTGCTGGAATTGTTGTCATGGGTGCTCGTACACTTCTTCAAGATGGAACAGCAAACAAGTATGTCAACATGCGCCGTTCACTCATCTACGTTGAGCAGAACTTAAAGAACATCGCACAGTTTGCAGTCTTTGAGAATAACGATGAACGTCTATGGGCTCGTATTACAAGCACATTTAGTTCATTCCTTAATGACTACCGTAATCAGGGTGGACTTCGTGGTGGAACCCCAGCCCAGTCTTATTACGTTCTCTGCAACGCAACAAACAACACAGCATCATCTATTCAAAACGGTATAGTCAACATCCAAGTTGGCGTTGCCCTTGAATATCCTGCTGAGTTCGTAGTAATCAACCTCAGTCAAATGACCATGGCGTAATCCAGAAGGAGATCATAGATGCCAACAATTAATAATAACCGATCATCGCTTGCGACCGATCCGTTACGCAACTTTAGGTACCTAGTTACCTTCACACCACTTACAAATGTTAATGGAACAGCAAACACTAACACGGCTATGACTAACCTTGCTACGCCTCCAGTATCATTTGGTTTTACCTCTATCTCAGGAATGTCTATCACAACTGATTCAATTCCTTACCGTGAGGGTGGTTACAACACCACCGTTCACCAGATCCCTGGTCAGACAACTTTTGCTCCAATCACATTCCAGCGTGGAGTGATCCTTGGAACAAGCACCAACTGGGACTGGATGAAGAACCTCTTCGCCACAGTTCAAGGTGGAGGATCGTCTCGCGCTGCGGGAGATAACTTCCGTTGCGATATCGAGATCAAGGTATTGGCTCACCCAGTTCCAACAGGTGCAGTAGTAGATGCAACTGGCGGCACACCTGCAACACAGTCAGCAACTGACGTTGTTGCGATGCGCTTCATGGTCTACAACGCATGGCCAACATCTGTCTCATACTCAGATCTCAACGCTGGTGACAACGCGCTGCTCGTAGAGCAGATGTCTGTTGTTCACGAAGGCTTTGATATCTCATGGGGAGATAAAGTAAGTGAGTCTGCTGACCCATTTGGTACAGGACCAGGAACATCAGCAGCAACTAAGAACACTGGTAACGGTGGCGTAGGCGCTGCACTTTCTCAGTAACAACTAACAAAGGAATATAATGTCGCAAACAATTAGTGCAGTCTCTAATCCAGACTTGGCAAACAACTTAGTGAAAGACGCTCTTAAAGAGGTCTCTACAGAACTAGAACCAACAATAGTTCCTCCTTCGGATACAACTGTACAACTTCCTGGCGGTTACATTACAACCGCTGGGGAGTTGCTACAGACCGCAGAGGTTCGAGAGTTAACTGGTCGAGATGAGGAAGCAATTTCTAAGGCCTCTAACGTTGGAAAAGCCCTTCTAACTATCTTAGAACGTGGAACCGTCAAAGTTGGAGACTTAAAGGCTGATGACAAGATTCTTGATCACATGCTTACAGGTGACCGTGAGGCAATTCTTCTAGGAATCCTTAAGGCAACGTTTGGAACAACTACAGATATGTCAATTTTCTGTGGTGGTTGCAATGACTTTAAGAATGTAACTGTAGATATCAACGAAGATATCAAGACAAAGATTCTTACAGATCCTATTGGAGACAGAATTTTTACAGTCAGCGGTAAGGCTGGAGATATTGAGGTACAACTTCCAACTGGAATCGCCCAAAAAGAATTGATCAATAATGCAGATAAAACTCCTGCAGAGATGAACACAATTCTTCTTGAGAAGACAGTCTTGAAGATTAACAACTCACCCGTCTACAGCAAGATCCAGGTTCAGAACCTACCTGTTGTAGATCGCAAAAAGATTATTGAAGAGATCAATCAGCGTGTTCCTGGTCCACAATTTGATGATGTGACTATGGAATGCCCAGATTGTGGAAGTGAGGTAACGATATCCATTAACTTGGGTACGTTGTTTCAGTTCTAACATAGTGCCGTATGTTCAGTTGTTTGCTGAATGGGCGGCCATATCGGAGATATACGGTAGTTGGACATTGACTGAGATCAAGGAGATGTCCTCTAGAGAAAGAAAGAATTGGCTAGAACTAGCCAAGGCAA